AATTCGAGTTGACAGCCGCCTGTCGGCGAGTTCGCGCCGAGCCTGGAGCGCATACAGTTCGACGGAGAGACGAGCCCCGTCGCGTCCGATTGAATCGACAGCGTGCCGCCGCCCACCGATCCATACACGTCGGTCAAGCCAGTGAAGTTGTTGAAGGCGTGATCAAAGAGGTTCGTCGCGCCGGTCGGTTCGTTGGGAAAAGCTGTAGACATCGGCCCTCCAGGCTGTGGCCCCTCCGGTCAAGGAGGGGCCGTCAGGTGTTACGTGCCCACGCAAATCAGTTTCACCACGTCGTTCGCATCCGTCGAGGCGATCAACGTGGGGTCGGTGCCGTTCGTGGTCCAGGCGTAGAGGTCGATGTTGGCCCCGTTCACCACGTAGGTAAACGCGGTTACTTCATCGCCGGGAGCTGTGGAACGCAGATTCATTCCCGAGCAGGCGGTCACTGCCGTCAGACCGTGCGCCACACTGGAGGGGTTGGTGCCGTCTAAGGTCACGGACAGGCCCACGACTTTCAGCCCCGCCGCGCCGGTCACGCAGTCCACCCAACCAGGGGCCGAGCCCGTGCCGTTGGTCTTGAGGCATTGGCCGGAGGTGCCGGGGGCCAGGTCTTTCAGGTAATTGCTATCTTCGGCGTAAATGACGCTGTTCGCCGAGGGGCCTTGCGGGACATGCAACGTCCAGCCGACCAATCCCGCAAACGCCATCACCGCGCCGAACAGCGCGAACATGGATTGATACCGCTTCATAGATCCTCCTACTTAACGAGGCGTGGTTGCCCGGCTCCGGCGTCCTGCACGCGGTAGCCGTACCGGAGGAAGATGCGCTGCGCGATGTTAGCCGCTTCGCGTCGTTCCCCGGCGTGCTCCGCTTCATCGTGCCGTTTCACCAGGTCCACTAATTGTCGTTCGTGATAGTGATTCATCGCGCTCCGGTGGGGCGAGGCCGAAGCCCCGCCCCGGGTCGGTTACTCGTTCGATGCGTAACAGATCCAGCCTTCGACCACCGCATTGAGAGGCCAGGTGCCACCCGTGACCAAGGCCTTCACGTCAATCGGAGCCTTGGAATCATAGATGTACATGGGCAAGTCGTCGGCATTGGTGCCAGTGCCGAGAATCACACCCTTGAGGTTGGCTGAAGACACGTCCCGCCCATCCTCGAAGATGTCCGCCCCGGCGCTCACGGCATCGCCGTCGCGCTCCGTATAGGCCGCGTAGCCGATGTCCATGACGCGGGACGACCCGAAGGCCGTCCAGCGAATCAAGGACAACTGCTTGAAGATCACACCTTGTCCGGCAGGAATCCGGCACAAGGTCACGCTGGACCCGTCATCCCCCGCCACCGACTGCGTATGCTTGAAATACTGCACCCGCAGCTTGGCTCCGGAGAAATACGCCGGGTTCATCGTGGGCGGGGTCGCGTCCTGGTTGGTCACCTGGTCTGATTTTTCTGTGGTAATCGCCATGTCTCAATCCTCCTTGTTGCGTCCGTAATTACTGCCACGCCACTTGCACGACGCCCTCTTCCATGATGCGCGTGGCACCAAAGGACGTGGACGCATACACTTGAGTGAGGTAGTGCTTGGTCGGCAATTCGTCGATGCGAGTCGCAATCTCCTGCGCCATCGCAATGCCGATGGAATCCCGGTGGCAGGCCACCCCGTAGTGCACGCTGGACTCTGCGGGGAAGTTGTACAGAATCCACTCGAAGCCCATGAACGAGTTCATCTGTCCCGTGGTCAGCAACCGCACCGCGTTATAGTCGGCGCTGGTCAATTGCTGGATGTTCAGCAAGTCGCTGAGTCCGTTGGAGTTGATGATGAAATACCGATCATCCATCGGCACTTCGTTCTCGTTGAGGGTTTCGTGCGAGGTCAGGATCTTCGCCAGGGTCAGGCCGGTCGAACCATGCGCGATGGTTTCGGTCAAGGCCTGCGTGCCGGTGCCGGTTTCGCCGGTCAGCGCGTTCCCGCGAATGCTGGTATAGATCACGCTGTCAAGCTTCCGGCCCAGCGCGGACGCCGCATTCTGCGAATACGGGCTTTGCGGGTCGATCAGCATCTTGAGCTTGTCTTCTTTGTCGATGTAGTCGTTCCAGTAGTAATCCGCCAACACGACCATACGCCGTGAATGGATGGAATCGACAATGCTCTGCTCGCTGTGGCGGACCGTTTTCTGGAGCGCCTCAGAGGGAGCCAAGCGCTCGAAAAACGCCTGCTTGCCAACCACGTATTCAACACGCCCGATCTTCCGCAGCTTCGAGGCCTTCTGCTGGTAGATCATGTTGACGTTGGCTTTGTATTGCTGTGTTCTCGCTTCTGTGATGGAATTCGCCATGGAACAACCTCCTGTGTCCGTTCACTGGTCTACGTGTGATCGGCGGGGTTGCCCCACGAAGGTGGGACCGCTGCCTAGCTCCAATCGTGGAGCCTGTCGGACGGCTTGCCCGTCAGCATCCGGCCCTTACGGGTTCCCGGCCTTACAGCACACTGAACGCGGCCTTTTTATTCAGGGGGTTCGCCTTCTCTTCAAAGAGTCGGCGCACCTTGTCCACAGCCGCTTGATGCCCAGGGAGGCGGTCGTCCATGTACTCTTTCGAGCCCATGAGCGTCCGGATTTCATCGTCGGTCTGTTCGTCCGTCCGATGATTGTCCACCCCGTCTACATACTTATCTTCACCCGTCTCTGAGACGATGCGAGCCACCACGCGCACAAAGTCAGGGTTGGACCCGAACCCGCTTGCGTTAATGGCGTCGAGCAATCGCTCCGAGCCTTCCGGCCCTAACTCAGCCAGGGCCAATTGCTTGAATCCGTTTTCCGCCATAACCGCGTTGCGCTTGGCATTGACGCCCCAATGCTCTTGCAGGGCTTGCGCCCCCTTCTGATTCAGCTCCTCGATATTGGGCAGGCCGGTTTTCAGGTGCTCCCCGTACATGGTCAACAGGCCATTCAGCTGGGCGCTATTGAGTCCGAGCTTGTGCGCGGTCTGCTTGAACATGCCTACAGCGTTGTCATCCCACTTGACCCCGTTTACGTCTGGCAACTTCAGGTCATACTTCTCCGGCGACTCAGGCCGCCCCAGCTTGGCGTAGACATCATTGAGCTTTTTCTCGCGGTCCTGTGGCGCATCCTTCTCGCCAGGCAAGCGGATGGACCCACCGATAAACTTTTGCGCCTCGGCGTAGGTCTTGAGGACATCCCCAAAGCCCTTGCCCTTTAGCGGCTCCCAGAACTTTTCGGCGGCGTACTCTTGCGGGATGTGCGCCGTCCAGTCGTTTTGACTGCCTGTGGGAGCAACGCTGCCAGATTCGCCCGCGCCACCAGTGCCTTGATCGCCTGTACTCGGGGTAACTTCATCGCCCATTCCTTACTCCTGTTCGTTGCCGGCCACAGATTGTGCGTCTGCTTGCAGCCGCATCCGGTGCCGGATCGTGAGAATGACGTGCCGTTGCCCCTCCAGAAATCCCATCTTCACGGGGTCGGCATTAAAGGACGTACGCTCAAAAAACTCGTCCTCTAAATCCTTCAACGTCTCTTGGCCGTGGGGCGTCGAGAACGTCAGTTGACAGTTTTGAATCTTTGCCAGTTCCATCGGGTCCATTAGGCGGTCCCTTGTGGCTGCATGGCTTCCTTCGCGGCTCCCATCGCTTGAGCGCCCGTGAGCGCCACGTCCGCCGTGCCCTGTGCGCCTTCAATGGCGGCGGCTTGCTGTGCGGCCTGCGAGCGTGCATCGCGGATCTGTTGCCGCTTGCCCTTTGAGCGCAAGAGGCGCATCGGGACACCGGAGACTTGCCAGATGTAATTGACCTGCTCGTCCGTATCGAGGTTATCTAAGACCTGCTCATCGAACTGCGCCATCCCCGCCACCAGCGCTAGCGCCCCTTGATAGGCCGTCATGTCGCCGCTTCGCTGCGCCCTGGCTAATGGCCCCTCATAGGTCACGTCCAAATCTGCCCCGGCCAATTCGGGCGGCGGCTCTAGGAACTGTTGCTTCCGCCACATGAGCCCGAAGGCCCGGTCAATCAACGGGCGTAAGAACTGGTCTTGAATGTTGCCGATGGTCGGGCCAAGCTCACGATGCGTCAGATCCAATTGCTTAATGATCTCCGTCGCCGTCATGTAATTCTTATCCGGTAGCGAGACGAGATCCCGATGAAAGACGCCGCGAATCGCTTGCCGCAGCTCGTCGGCCTTCACCATTTCGCTCTTGAGGTCTTGCCCTAACTGGATCGGCTTAATCTCCCGATCATCGAGCATCACGTTTTCAGAGGCCGGAGTCAGGCGGGTCTTGCCGCCTCGCACCCCATCATGAGGGACCATGAGCGGGGGGCGGACCTGGAGTGCGAGGGCTTGCAAGCCCAACTCCTTGACCTTGTTCAGTGAGCGAATATCCGGCAGGGCAATGTGCCCTGGCCCACGTCCGTACACGTCGCCTTCCTCCACTTCCCAGCGCGGCACAAACATCGGCAGTTCGTGGTATCCACTTTCCTTCACCAACGTCTTGTCGCGCAGCGTGAAGTAGTACGACCCAAAGGCCATCTTCTTATTCGTGATGCCGCTCGTCCCGCGTGGCTTGACCAGGTGAATAAACTGGAAGCGCTCATGCGGCTTATCGCGGTAGGCTTCCTTGATGTAGTCCGGCAAGGCGTCCAGCCCGAACTTGCCCGCCGCCGCCTTGGCCGACAAATCGAACGCACGGCCCACGGTATCAATGATGCCTTCGTGGTTTTCGCCGCAGACAAATTGCCCGACCGGCACCACGATAAACCGAAACCCGCCGAAGCCACGGGCCAGGCTGTCGCGTTCCTCCAAGAACGTGCAGGCGTTGCCCATGGCCGTGAGCGAGGCGTAGACTTGGGGGGCCGCAGCGTTAAAGTTGCTCTGCTGCAAGGCCCCGTACATTCTCGTTGCGGTATCGTCCAACCATATGGACACTTCACGGTTCCGCATCAGTTCTTCGTCTCGCGTGACCAAGTTGAACCAGCGCGTAGACGACGAGGTTAGCGCCCCGTTCAAAAAGTTTGCCAGCTTGCGGTTCGCATCCGGCGCAGTCGGGTCGTAGAGCCGTTCCGTCTGCTTCGCGCCAGGCACTTGGAAATCCCGTATGCGCTTGGCGTTCGGGCGGATGAACTCCACCAGATCACGCCAGGCCGGTTCCCACTGCCGCCGCTGGCTCAGCAGTTGTTCGTACTCCATGCAGAGGTCTTGGACGTTGACAGCCATCCGCTTAGCTCCCGAAGAGTTGCTTGACATCCGTTGGGGCTTGGCTCAGCACGCCTTGCGCACTGGTCAAGATCGTGCCGGTCTTTTTCTTCCTGGCCTTGGCGCTCTGCTCTGCGGCCACCAATCGCGCCTTGGTGTCGGCTTCATCCACGCCGGGAGGCGTCGGAGCCGCCGTCTCAGGCTTGGGGATGTCCGGCACGTCCAGGCTTTTCTGCACGTCCCCAAAGGGCGTCATCTTGTCGCCCGTAATGCCCTGCGTAATCAGGCCGATAGGACTCATGTTCAGTAAGGCATCCGCTGGCTTCGCCATTACGCCACCACTTCATACGGGTTAAACTCATGCTCCGCTTCGGTCACGCCCTCGCTGTACGGATCGAAGTCCGCCACCGCCTTGATGCTGCCCGTGTAGGCTGGTTCATCCCGCGTGGACAGCGCGTAATAGCGCAACATGTCCATCGGGTGCGACGACCAATCATGGACAGGCTTGTCCCCGAAACACTGCTTGACTTCATCCCACTCCTTGTGGTAGTGCCCAGCCGCGTCAACGACTCGCTCCGCGTGCTTTTCGTGGAGCCACAGGGCCGGGAAGATGCGACGGACGGCGGCAATCCCGTCCTCTAGCGACTGCCGCTTGACCAGCCTGAAATGTAGGCCGTAGTCTCGCGCCTGCTCTTGCCTGGTGCGTCCGGTCCCGAACTCTCGCGCCTTCATGTCATGCGGACCGATACAGGCAATCTTTCCCTCCACATGTTCGTAGAGGTACTTCTTGTCCATGGCCTTCTGTTGGAGCACGCGGGCATAGTGGTCAAGGCCCTTGCCGTTCGCTTCGTAGTAGTCAATGAGGTGATGCTCGCGCCCGATGCGCTGAAAAAATCCGATGGCCGTCGCGTCTCCGACGCCGATGTCCCAGGCCGTATACACCACGGCATGCGGGTCATGATTGAAAAGGGTCACGCGGTTCTGTGCGCGAGCCTCCTTGACCAGTTCCCCGTAATAGCTCCCTTGCATCGCGCCTTCAAAGGAACAGAAATACTCTTGCTGAATCAGGTCCTCGTCCATGCCGGAGGCGCGTTCTTCGTCAATTAAGGCATCCGAGACAATACGGGAACCGTCCGGCTTGAACGTGTCCAGGACGGTCAGCTTTTGGCAGAACCAGGACGGATTCTTGCGGGCCATTTCGTAGAGCTTGTGGCCGTGGTTATGCCCGAGCGGCGTATAGCAGAACTCCGCCCATCCGCCGTTCGCCGTCAGAATGGGGCGCATATAATCCCAAGCCTTCGGGTCTTGCCGCTGGTACTCGGAGAAAATGACGCCGCGTGGGTTCGTGCCGATCCAAGAGAGACGATCTGCGCCAATCACTTGGTACAAACTGCCGTTCTGGAATTCGACCTGCATTTCTGTTTCGTTCGGCTTGCCCTTAATTAAGGCCTTCGGGATGTAATCGAGGAAGCGGCGGCCCGTATTGTCCATGCCGTCCCAGAGAATCTTCCGGCCCTGCGCCAGTTCGGGGAACATGTGGTAATAGATCCCGACTTCTTCCTGTGCCGCGTCTACGGCTCCCACGGTGCTGGACAAGTCCTTGCCTGCCCGCCGATGCCACAGCTTGAGCCGCCGCTTGTAGCCACGTTTCCGCGCCTGCAAGCTCGGCAGTTGGTGCGGCCAGGGTGTGAAGTCAAGGGAGATCGCCTGCATCGTTACCCCGTCCGCCTCTTATCCGTCATCGTCACCACACGTACTGCGCCCGCACACAGCGATGTGTCACCCAGGATGGCAGCGCGACCGTGAGGCCTGCGCCGTCAATCCCCCCAACTTGCTCCAC